TGCCGTGATCCCAGGGATCGGCGATCTTGCGGGAGACCTGGTCCATGCGGGTGCGGATCTCCCGGGAGACATCCTCCGGATCCAGATCGTCGGAGGCGGCCAGGACGTCGGCGAGCTCCTCGGCCTTAGCGGGATCGATGCGGGCGACCGGCATCACCTGGCGGGCCGTCCGTTCTGGGATGCGGCCCTCATGGACGTGGGCCTGCACTGCCTCCGGGAGCCGCAAGAGGCGCAGCTTCGAGCGGATCGTCGCATCCGCCAGGCCCCACAGCGCCGCGACCTCGGCCGACGTAGCCTGGAAGTCCCGCATGTAGGCGTGCATGGCCCGCGCATCCTCGATGGGGGACAGGTCCGAGCGGTCGCGGTTCTCCCGGATGGCGAGCGCCGCCATCTGCCGATCGGTGAGATCCCGGACCTCGACCGGCATGGTCTTGCGCTTGAGCAGCTTATGGGCCGCCAGGCGGGTGTGGCCGAAGGCGAGCTGCACGTGGCCATCCACGCCGGCGCGAGGCCTCCCGATCGGCGTCTGCAGCAGGCCTTCGACGGCGATGGAGTCGGCCACCCGCTGCACGGTCTCGGGCTCTTCTTCGGTGCGGGTCTGCCATGGATTCGGATGGATCTTGGAAAGCGGGACTTCCTGGGTCGTCATGGGGCCTCCGTGGATTCGCCGGTGAGCTGGTGGATCCGCCGCAGCAGGCGCTGGGCAGTGTCGAGATCGAGCGGCTCGGGCGTGGAAAGTAGCTGGATGTTCCGCAGCGCCTGGCGGGCGAGCGCCAGCCTGGTCTGCATGTCGCGCAGCATGTGGCTGGTGATGAGACTCTCTGCCTGTTGTGGGTAGCGGGGTATCACTGTCAGCTTGGGCATGATGCTCTCATAAGTCCGGATATCACCGAGCGGTGCCCACCGGCCAGGACACCGCTCGGATCAATCGCTGTGCTTCCTGCCAATCTCGAGCCTCGATCACGGCGCGCACCTTGGCCTCGTCGAGCTGGCCATGGGCAACCAGGACGCTCATCTGGTCGATCCACTCCTGGCCGTCGATGTCGGCGCCCATGGTTGCGGCATGGGCTTCGAGTTCGGCGCTGTTGACCTGGCAGTCTCTCATCGGCAGTATTTCATCAAGCGGTTACACTATAGCATAACCCGGGGGCGGCCGTCAAGTGCTAGGACGGCATTGACAGGATATTGAAACCCCCGTATACTGACTGCGGAAAGGAGGCGTATGAACATCATGGCAGGGACGCTGCGCTTGCGCGTCCCCGAGCTGCTCAAAGAGCGTGGCTGGGGGCCGATGGATCTGATTCGGCGCCCAAAGTTCTCATTCGCTCCCGCCACAGCTTACCGCCTCGCCCGCGGCGAAGGATCAGGCTACAAGATGGAGACCTTGGCCAGGCTCGCTGATGGCTTCGATGTCTCGATCGAGGATCTCTTCGAGCGGCAGGATGAGGGCAGCTAGGGGAAACGAAAGCGCCGCCTCTCGGCGACGCCTTCTTGATCTGCCCGATGGTTGTCAGGCCCAGGGCAGATGCACCACAGCCCCGGAGGGCTGGAGATGCCATCTCAACCGGGGAGGAAAGTCATGTCATCGGAGAAAGACCTGCTCAGCATCATGAATGACCTGCACAACGATTTGCCCTATAGAAGTTACGCGACGCTCCTGCTGCAGGAATTGCGTCTAAGGAAGATCGTGGGCCGGCTGGATCTGCTGGCCGCGATCTTCGTCTTTGTGCTGCTGCTGCAGGCCTGCAGCTTGATCGGCCTGCTGTAGCCCGAACCTTAACAGGCAGCAGGATTGTCAGGGGTGCCCGAGGGGTCTCGAACCCCCAGCCTCCTCATGGGTGGTCAACGCCCATGATGGCGGCCATCGGGAAGTGGCCGTCCAGGTCTTCGGGTTGGATCGCCTGGCTGTAGCGCTCCACCATGGCCAGCGACCTCCAGCGGCCGGCGACCTGCACAATGCGGGTCGGCGCCCCGGCCCTCAGGGCCAGCGTGGCGAACGTCCGGCGGAAGTCGTGGGGTGAGATCGGGCCGATGCCGGCCCGGATCCCCAGGGCCCGCAGGGTGATCTGCAGCCCGTAGCGGGTGAGCTTCTTCCCGGGCGTGAGACCTCCCAGGGAAACGAAAAAAGCCCCCTCGTCTGGCGCCGCAACCTCCGGCCTGAGAGCCAGCCAGCGGGCGGCGACCGAGCGGGTGTACTCGCTGAACACGCCCCGCTCCCAGCGGTTGCCCTTGGTCAGCGCCTGGAACGTCCGCCGCTCGAGCTCCACATGGATGAGCTCCAGCCGGCAGATCTCCGAGGACCTGAGCCCGGTGTCCAGGAGCAGCGCGATCAGCGCCAGGTCACGGATGCCCTTGCGCCTGGACGTGTCGAGCGAGCCCAGCAGCTTCTCAGCCTGATCGGCTGATAGGGTCCGCTGGGGCCGGATCGGGCGGCGCGGCAGGGCCACCAGGTGGGCCGGGGATCTGGCTCTCCCCAGCGACCAGGCGAAGAAGGCCCGCAGCGCGGTCACGGCGGTGTGCCGGCTGCAAGGCCCCCAGTGGGGATGGATGTCCAGCCACTCCCGGATGGCGGCCGGGGTCACCGCCTCCGGCGCCACGATCCCGCGGGCAGCCATCCACCCTACGGCCCCGATCAGGTTGCGACTGTACTTCTCGGTTGTCTCCGGCGACCAGATCCCCCGCTTCTCTTCAAGGAAGCCCCCAACCATCCTGCTGAGCATGTGCTTGTCCTCCCTCGAGAGGGCGTGAGCGGTCGGCCTCTATGGCTCTCTGCTGGATTGGCGAACCTCTAGCGCCTACTCTCACCGGCCTTCACGCTCTCTCGGGGGCAGACGAGCCGCAACTCGTCTTCTCTTCTTCTCCTCCGTGTGAGGGCGTCGGCCCACCTACCGGCCGGCCGGCGCCCTCCTGTCTGATAACAACATAGAGCAGGTATGGATTTCTGTCACAAACCTGCAAGAGGTATGCCATGTCGGCCGGTAGGCCCCGGGGAGTGCCTTACTCCCTTCGCAATGGACTGGAGGATGCGTTAGCGGTGAACACGCGGATGCGGCTGATCCTGGCCCAGACGATCACCATGGCGCAGGCTGTGCTCCGGGAATCGGAGGCGCAGGCCGAGCTCCTGGGACAGATCCGCAATGGGTCTTATGAGACGGAGCAGAAGGCTGCTCCGAGAGAGGGGTAGGAGACATGCCAGACGTGTCGATGGAAACCCAGCTTCTTCAGTGTGCAACGGCCGGCTGCGGGCACAGTCCGTTCCCCATATCTACCAGCTTCATTGAGCGTGCCCAGCGGACGCATGAGACTTTCTACTGCCCAGCTGGGCACTCGAACTACTTCCCTCAGAAGAGCGATACCGAGAACGAGAAGTTGAGTGAGCGCGTTCGTCATCTGGAGGGCCAACTGCGGGGCCTTGAGGAACTCCGGGCCCAGGTCACTCAGCTCCAGGATCTCCGGACGCGCGCATCGAGATTGTGCCCATGGCCAGGCTGCGAGTTTGTGGCCAGCGCCGGCAATGAGTGGGATCGCCGGGCGCTCCGCGCTCACATGAGAGGTGCGCATGGAGTTCCGAGCATGGCCGAAGTAGAAGAGGCGCAACAGGCAAAGGCCTGATGCCGACCCTCACCTCCCTCACCAGCTACCGCGAGGCCGTGCTGCGAGGCGCCACCTCCAGCCAGCGGGCAAAGATCCTGGCCTGCCTGTTCGACTCGGCGGTTCCCCTCAGCCGGCAGCAGATCGCAGAGCTGACCAGGATCCCACTTAATGCCGTCTGCGGGCGGGTGAACGTGCTGCTAGGGCTCGTCAAGGACATTCCGGAAGACCAGCAAGAGAAGCTGATCAAGGTGGCTTACGAGGAGAAACATCCGGTCTCGGGCGGCACCCGGGAGTACCTGGAGCCGATCTGGCCGCAGCACCTGGTCAGGCCGGCGGCGCCGCCCAAGCAGATCAGCTTCATGCCGGAGCCGACGAGGATCTGGGACTGATGGACCTCCCTGCTCGAGATGTTCCGGCCTGGCGCCGGCGGGCGATGTTCCGGGGAAACACAGACAGCTCGCCCCATTTCTATGCCACCCCGGCAATGCCTCTCACCCCGCGTGAGCTGGAAACCCTTCGAGCAGCCGCTCGCTGGTTTCCGAAGCCAGCAGCACGGCGCCTTCACATCGCCTATCCGACGCTCAAAAATCGTCTGGCTTCGATCCGGATCAAGCTGGGGGCTCGCAACATGACGGAAGCCGTACTGACCGCGATCGGGCGCGGCGATCTATCGACCGAGGACGTGCTCGGATGATCCAGGCCCTGGTGCTCGGCGGGATCGTCGTGGTGCTCTGCATCTGGCTGTGGCTGATCGGAAGCCCCGCGTGAGCGCCTCCGCCTATCCCCTGGATTGGCCGGAGATCAGCCTGCAGGTCAAGGTTGACGCCGGCTGGCGCTGCGTCCGATGCGGCCATCGATCGGAGCGGCCGGGGCAGCTATTGCCCTGCGATGAGGGCTGCGACCTGCCCCGGCATCCCGAGAGCTGGGACCATCCCAACCACGATCTCTGGCCACACGGCGGGCTCTGGCCTGGCCAACGGCAGCGGGTCCTGACTGTCCACCACCTGGACGGCGACAAGGCCAACTGCCGCTGGTGGAACCTGCCCGCGCTCTGTCAGGTCTGCCACTTGTCGATCCAGGGCCGGGTCGAGATGGGCCGACGCTGGATGTTCGAGCACTCCGAATGGTTTCAACCCTACGTCGCCGGCAGCTACGCCTTCCGCTACCTGGGCCAGGATCTCACACGGGCCGAGGTGGAGGCGCGGCTCGTGGAGCTGCTGGCCTTGGAGCGGGTCATCTGACCCGGCAGGAGCGCAGCATGGCTGGACAGCTGGGCGATCGTGTGAAGGACACGGTTTCGGGCATGGAGGGGATCGTGACCGGCAGGTGCTATTACCTCAACGGATGTGTCGCGCTGCTGGTGGAGGGTGCTCACAACGGCAAGGAACGGGTTCAGGAGTGGCTCGACGAGCAGCGGCTCCAGGTGCTCGAGAACATGGCATTCAAGCCGGAGCCGGGAGGATCGGCGACCGCGCTGCAGCAACGGGTTCAACCCGCGCGAGGTGGTCTGTGGGGATGGTTCCTGGCCCTCGCTGCCATGCTCAGGGGCAATCGCCGGCCATGGGATGAGCGCCGCAGGAAGCGGGAGCGCCGCAGGGCGGCAATGAGCGCCTCCAAGGCCGCCAGGCCTGGCCGTGAGCAAGTGCGCCGCGCTGGCATGTTCCAGAGGAAAACCGGATGAGCCGGCTCAAGGACGAGCTCGGCTTCTTCGTGACCGTGCCCGAGACGCTCGTGGAGCGTGCGGCGGAGATCGGCACGGATGCCCTGACCCTCTTCGTGTACCTGCGCTACCGAACCAACCGCAAGCGTGGGGAAGCCTGGCCAGGCTATGAGAGGATCGGTAGGGACCTGGGCTGGGGCAACTCCAGGATCTCCCAGGCAATCCACGCTCTGGAGGGCGCCGGCTATCTGGAGCGGCGCAAACGCTTCGGAGCCACCACATGCTACACCCTCAAGCACGTAGGACCGCCAGATGTGGAGGGCACGCCCTCCAGTCCTCCCGGAGCGGGAGAACTGAGCGAAGAAGCGCCTCCAGTCCTCCCAGGGCGGGAGGCCAGTCCTCCCGGAGCGGGAGAGCAGTCCTCCCAAGGCGGGAGGCCAGTCCTCCCGGAGCGGGAGAGAATCCTAGACTCAGTTAACCCAACACCGAAGCGACTTGAAACAGACCAAACGACGGCTGCTGCTGATTCTCCTGCTCCCCGATCGAAATCCGATCGGCTCGCAGGAGATCACCAGGTGCTTGCGATCATGACCGAGCTCGGGATCGCCGATGGCCAGGCCCGCAGGCTCTCACTCCACTTCACCCCCTCCGAGGCCGAGGCCCTGGCCGACGTGGCCCGGCGGATGGAGCCCGACGATCTAGGCGCCTATGCCGCGCAACTCTTCCGAGATCACCTGGTGGAAGCGGGATGAGCGTGTCCGTGGACACCTTTCTTGACTTCGAGATCCGGGACGTGGAGCACCTGGACGGCTGGTTCGCCCAGGCCATGCAGATGCCAGCCTGGACGGCCCATCTGGGCTGGCACGGCGGCGGGATGCTCTTCCGGGACCGCTCCTCCAAGGGCCTCGAGCGGATCCACCTGGTGACCTACGACGAGCCCTCCCGGGAGGCGTTGTCTCCGATCTCTTCCCCCTCGCCGACGCGCTCGCCGGCGGGGAGATGCTGGCCGTCGAGCGCTACCGCACGGACGACAACTGGCACGCGTGGTTCTTCTTCATGAGGAGGTCGACCCAATGAAGACGCAGCTGAAAGTGGACGTGAGAGGCATCACCCTAGATCTCGACACCGAGGAAGCCAAGGCCTTCCTGCGGGACCCGAAGCATGTCCAGACCGAGGTCCGGATCTTCCTGCGCAATGCCGGTGTCGAGGTGCCTGAGAACGTGGTGAACGGCAAAGGGAGAAAGCCGCAGGAGCGCAAGCCGTGCCCGGTCTGCCAGAAGCTCTTCGCCATCGGCGGCTTCAAATCTCATGTCACGAAGATGCATCCCGAAGTGAACTTCGCCGATGTCGCAGCCTGAGGCCGGCAAGCTCTGGTTGCTCGAAGGCAAGGATCTGAACCAGCTGGCCTACTTCGTCGAGCGGTTCGTCGAGGAGCAGGGCGGGCTGCCTGGTGTAATCCGGGCCCGCCAGGCGAGCATCGACGAGAAGCTGGCCCGGGCCAGGGAGTTCAACGGCGTGCCGATCCTGGCCGACGAGAAAGTGCCGCCCTGGCATGTATGGATCTTGCCATGAGGGCGACCTATTTCCCGATCGTCACAACCTGCCCGGGCTGCGGCCGCACCACGCGCCGGCATGGACTGTGTGCTCATTGTACGAAGCCGGAGGGGCGGGCCTTCAGCCGGGGCGCGGAGCGTCGGAAGATCCAGGGCCGGGATGGTGCACTACGTGGTGGTGTGGGCGCCCAGGGGAGAGTATTCGCGCGGTGCGGCCTTCGTAGCCGGTGAAATGCGGGAAGGGCTGCGGGAGGGCATCTGGACGGCCGGCATGATCCTGCGGCATTCGGTGAGTGGGCAGCTCTACGTAGTCTGCCGGAAACCGGGACGCGTGCCTCCCGAAGATGCCGATGACGATTGGCTGCCTGCGCAGCGGCTGCAGCGGGTTGATGAGCAGGCAGTGCAGAGACGGTTGGCCAGGCCGATCGGGCGTGAATAGAGGCAGGGTAGGGGCGGATGCCGAACGGAGCCTCAAGAAACAGCTCGAGGCCGAGGGCTATCTGGTCGTGCGGGCAGCGGCTTCGAAGGGGCCAGTGGATCTGGTGGCCATGGATAGGCGGCGAACGATGCTGATCCAGGTCAAGCGGGGCAGGCGGGCCGGTCCAGCTGAGAGACAGGTCCTGCAGGAGCTGGCCGGACGACTGCCAGGCCGCCAGGTCTGGCTCTACGAACGCCCATCTACCAGGGGAGCCGAATGGCGAATGACACGGATCAAGCCCCAGCGTTGAGCATCCTACTCACGGCCGATCAAATGCTGCTGCTGGGGACGGAGCTGCAGCGTGTGCTCGAGCATGGCTTCGGCGACGTCATGATTACCGTGAATCGTGGGCATGTCCGCTTTGTCCGGGCAACCCTGTCGCATGAGCTCCCTAATGGAGACTTGCACGAAGACCAAGAAACGGATAGCATTAAGCCAAGCTGAGTAGCCCTTAGCAGCCAACGCCCGACCGAGTGTGCAACCACCGGGGCCGCGAGCTGGTCTCGCCGCTTCGGTGGTTTTGCTTTGTCGAGCGATGCCAAGACGATCGCCCCGCGGTTGCCTCACTCCCGGATGCCCGAACCTGGCGCCTTCCGGGCAGAGCTATTGCCCCATCCATCAGGCGCAGCAGGACAAGGCCTACGACCAGGCCAGGGGATCCCCCGCCCAGCGGGGCTACGGTGCCAGGTGGCGCCGCATCCGGGCCGGCCACCTGCGCCGGCATCCGAATTGCGTCGATCCCTTCGGTGTCCACGACACGCTGACGCGGGCGACCGACGTCGACCACATCATCCCACGAGACGAGGGTGGCACCGACCATGAGGACAACCTGCAGTCCCTATGCCATGCGTGCCATTCGAGGAAGGGAACCATCGGAGGTAGACGCTGGGGATAGGGGGAATCAGATTTCTGCAGCTTTTCCTCCTGTACCGGGCGGGTGGCCTCGCACACACGGCCGCGAAAGTGTGATGCCGCGTTAACCATGCCGAGAATTGGTCGACCTCCCAAGCCAACAGCCATGAAGAAGCTGGCCGGCAACCCGGGCAAGCGCCCGCTCACCGGCGACGAGCCCATCCCGCGCGGATCCCTGCCCCGCATGCCCGCCCGCCGGCTATCCGCCGAAGCCCAGTTCGCCTGGGTGCGGATCCGCACGGCCGTGGAGCCGCTCGGGATCCTGACCGACGCAGACGCCGAGGCGTTCGAGCTGCTCTGCCAGCATTATGGCCTGGCGCTCGAAGCGCGCCGCGAGGTCGAGGAGCAGGGATTGGTGCTCGAGACCGAGGACGGCCGCTTCTACCGCAACCCCGCCGACGTGGCCTTCGTGCAACATTCCAAATCATTCCTGCGCTATGCCTCCGAATTCGGCCTCACCGCAGCTGCCCGGTCGGGCCTGAAGCTCCGCACGGTGGCCGATCCGAAAGACCGTGGTCCTCTCAGCCTGGCCGAGGATCTATTCCAGACCACGCAACCCGGATTGAAGGGCAGAGTCCGGGATACGAGCTTGAGCCAAGTGGTGGGGAAGAAGGCCGCCAAGGCGCTCACCGGCGCAGGGCTGGGATCTCTGGAACTCGCCAGCGCCGCAGTCCGTGAAGGCATGGAGATCACGAGCGTGCCCGGGGTGGGCCCGGCGACCGTCCGCAAGCTCGAGGCAGCCGCGTGATCCAGCATGGCATCCAAGCCCAAGTTCTACTTCGACGAGCAGGCCGCCGATCTGGCGGTGGCCTTCTTCGAGAAGCTGCTTACCCACACCAAAGGGGAGTGGTCCGGCAAGCCCTTCCTGCTGCTTCCCTGGCAGCGGGACGACATCATCCGGCCGCTGTTCGGCTGGAAGCGGGCGGATGGCACCCGCAAGTACCGCTTCGCCTACATCGAGGTCCCGAAGAAGAACGGCAAATCGACCCTGGCCGCCGGCGTGGCGCTCTTCTTGACCTTCGCGGACGAGGAGCCTGGGGCCGAGGTCTACAGCGCGGCAGCCGACAAAGATCAGGCGGCGATCGTCTTCGAGCTGGCCAAGGAGATGGTCGAGGATTCGCCCAAGCTCTCGATGCGGGCCGAGGCCTTCCGGCGATCGCTGCTAGTTCCCTCCACGCGATCGGTCTACCGGGTACTCTCGGCCGAGGCCTACACCAAGGAGGGCCTGAACGCGAGTGGCGTGATCTTCGACGAGCTGCACGCGCAGCCCACCCGGGATCTTTGGGACACGCTTCTGACCGCGACCGCCGCTCGCCGGCAGCCGCTCGTTTTCGCCATCACGACCGCCGGCTTCGATCGCCAGAGCATTTGCTGGGAGCAACACGAATATGCGGAGAAGGTGCTCTCCGGGGTGATCGACGACCCGAGCTTCTTAGGCTACATCCGGGCAGCGGGCCCCGACGACGACTGGCTGGACCCGAAGATCTGGGCCAAGGCCAATCCGTCGTTGGGCATGACGGTGAAGCGCGAATATCTGGCGACCGAGGCCAAGCGGGCGGAGATGGTTCCCGCCTATCAGAACACCTTCCGGCGCAAGCACTTGGATCAGTGGACCTCGCAGGAGACCCGATGGCTGCCGCTAGATGCCTGGGACCAGTGCGCGTTCCCGGTGGACGCGGAAGGCATGGAAGCTCGCAAGGCCTATGGAGGTCTGGACCTCTCCAGCGCGATCGACGTTGCCGCTTTCAGTCTGACTTTCGAGCGGCCGCAGGGAGAAGAGGGGGAGGAGCCGGGGCCGATCCCGACGCTGCATTGGTTCTGGATCCCGGAAGACAACCTGATCGAGCGGAGCCGGAAGGATCGCGTTTCTTACGACGCCTGGGTCCGAGATGGCTGGATCAAGGCGACGCGCGGGAGCGTGATCGACTACGAGCAGATCATCGTCGACATCACGGAGCTGGGCGAGAAATTCAACATCCAGGAGATCGCCTTCGACCGCTGGGGCGCCTTTCAGATCAGCACGCGCCTGGCCGATGCCGGCTTCACGATGGTGGCCTTCGGCCAGGGCTTCGTCTCGATGAGCGCGCCGACCAAGGAGCTGCTGCGGCTCACCGTCGATCACAAGCTGGCGCATGGCGGCAATCCGGTGCTGCGCTGGATGGCCGACAACCTGGTGGTCACGCAGGATGCCGCCGGCAATGTCAAGCCGGACAAGAAGAAGAGCCGGGAGAAGATCGACGGCGTGGTCTCGACGATCATGTCCATCGACCGCCTCAGCCGGCATGGAGGCACCGAATCAGTGTACGAAACCCGCGGGCTGCTGGAGATCTGAAACGTGGACGCATACGACGTCTTGGCGCTGCTGGGTTTGGCGATCCTGGGGGTGGGTTTGTGGCTGGTCTCCCCGGCGCTTTCGCTCAGCGTGCTCGGGATACTGATCCTGGCTGCCGGGGTCCTGGGATCCATGTGGCGGGCGCGTAGGGGCCGGAAGCGGTGAGCGGCTTGCTCACACGGATGTTCGAGCAGCGTTTCCACCCGTCGGCGGATCCGCCGGCCTGGGTATCCAGTCTCTCAGGCTGGGACACGGCTGCCGGCGCCCGGGTCGATCCGCAGAGCGCGCTACAGGTCGTGGCCGTGCTGGCGTGCGTGCGGGTGATCTCGGAAACACTGGCCTCCCTGCCGCTGGTGACCTATCGCAGGCTCAAACCTCGCGGCAAGGAGCGCGCTCCGGACCACCATCTCTATTCGCTCCTGCACGATGCCCCGAACCCGGAAATGACCTCCATGGAGCTGAGGGAGGCCGTGCAGGCCCACGCCTGCACCTGGGGCAACGGCTTCGCCGAGATCGACATCGACGGCGCCGGCCGGGCCCAGGAGCTATGGCCGCTGCGGCCGGACCGCATGCAGATCCAGCGCAACAAGTCCACGCGCAGGCTGGAGTACGTCTATCGCCTGCCGGACA